CGCATCTCGTCGGCGTAAGCCGCGTACCGATCGCTCTCGGCGCCGGCGGTCTCCAGCGATCCCCTTTCGTAGAACTCGATGGCCTGATCCTTCGTGTCGAAGATCTGCTCTTCGCTCCTGGTAAGCAATTTGAACATAAGTCAATCCCCCTCTACGCATAATTATAACGCGATCGCGCCAGAAAGTAAACGAAAAAAAAAGAAAAGGCCGATCCATTCCGGAATCGGCCAGAAAGAGAGAGGGCTTGCCTTATTTCTTCGCGCGATGCCGCACGACCGAAACCCTGCCAGACTTGATGTCCTTGGCGAGCTTCAATAGCCCCTTGAAGTCGTCGAACGTGCCGACGAAATCGCTGGAGTTCCAGTCGGAATGGGCGGACGATCCGTCATTGGTCCCGACGCGGACCTTGAGGGTCCCGTCGCTTTCGTACCAGTTGCTGACGCAGACGCTGCCGTCGTAGGACTGGACTGAGGCGCGGCAGCCGTCGCGGCTTCCGCGGGCGGTGCGCTCTCCGCGCATCCCCATGCAAGTAGAGTAAGTAGCTGACATTTTGTTTACCTCCGTTTTTTATGGTGGTCGCCATTCCACCTCACGACTATATTATATCGCGCTTTGTGATCGATGTAAATAGTTTTTTGAAATTATTTAACTCTGGAATAATTGTATCTTCCGTTGATGTTTTCGTGGAAGTATCTGCCTTTGCTGTCGGCGTTGCAGAAACTTTCGAAAATATTGGCCGGCACGCTTTCGTAGACGTATTCTCTGCCGTTGTTGAACACGACAGTAAGATCTTTTCCGTCATGGTTGATTTCGGCAATCGTAGAGCTGATGACTTTCATTCTCATTTCCTCCTGCTGTTATTATATCGCGCCGGCATACGTACGTAAACCTTTTTTAGAACAATTTCCAAGGGAGCTTCCTGTAGTCGACGCACTCTTCGTCTGGGCGGCAGCCGCCGAGCATCGCGCTCAGCATATGGCCGCTCATCACGTAGGCATTGTACTCCTTGATCATGTCGTCGGCGATCTCGGATTCTTTTCGGTAGTAATCGCGGCACTTCCCGAACTGGACGGCCGACATGAGCGCCTCGAGCCTCTGATCCCCCTCGGCTATCGCCGACGCGTATTCCCGCAGCAGCCCGTCGAGCAGGCTTTCGAACGCCTTGGACACCCTCTTGGTCCCCTTCCTGTAGAGCCTCGCCACCTTCAGCATCTCGTAGGATCTGATGAACTCGAAATCGGAATGCCTTCCTTCCAGCGCCCTGTCGACGAGCTCCTCGAACATCTTCTTCGAATCGCCTAAGTCAAATCGATCCAATTCCATGCTATTCTCCCTTCGCCGCGGCGCCGATCTTGCGGTAGGCCGAATACAGCCTTGGGTAGCAATAGGAATCCTCGAGGTTCGAGTCCTTCAGCCGGCATACTTTCCTGAACAGGTAATCGGCCACCACTTCGGCTTCTTCTTCCGTGAGCTCGACTTCAATCTTCCTCGATTCCATGCTTATGCTTCCTTTTCCTATTATACAGTTTGCGATTGCGAAAAACATTGGCGCGAGTCCTGCGCTGGACTTCGAAATGCATCTCGTTCCTGAGAGCGAGGTCATTCGGCTTGATTTTCAATACAATCGCGTGCTTCATGCGCATATTATAGCATGAAAAAAGAGGTTCGCAAACCCCTTTTTCGATTTATTCCGACTTAATCCACTTGATTTCCGTCGGGCCTTCGTGCCCCTTGATCCACACGAACCAAGCGTATGCGACCGCGGAGCCTTTCGTGAAGTCGTCGTTCTTGTCGCAGACCTGTCGGTTCACGAACACGTAGACGGTCTTCGGAGGATTGTCTTTCAGCAGCGCGTCGTATCGCTTCGTGCCTTCCAGGAACTGAAGCCTGAGCAGCATCGCGACCTTCTGGCCCGGCGCCACCACTTCGAGCGCCTTGCAGACGAACTCGGTGCTGAGGCCGTAAGGAGGATTCGTCACTATGTCCATATGCAGCTCGTGATCGCTCTCGAACTCCAGGAAGTTCACTTTCTCGTCTCCGAACCCGTAGTCCGCGATATCTGTCGACATCACGTCGTATCCGGCTGTCCGAAGCACGTCGACCATCTGATGCTTGCCGGCGCAAGGCTCCCAGATGAAGTCAGAGAACTCCTCGACGCGGAGCAGCGCCCTCGTGGTGCGCGGGTCGGTTCCGTAATAATCCAATTTGGAGCGCTCTTCCAGCGAATGGTTCGAAGCTCCCAATACGTTCAGCGTGTCTTTTGCCATGATGTTACCCCAGTATGATTTTGTCTTGCGGGTTCTTGATGCTTCCCCACAAATCGTTGCCGGCGACGTCTTCGGTGAATTCGTAGACGCACTCATGGTAGCCGTTGCCTTCGTCGTCGTTCGACAGAAGCACTATCTTGTCTCCGTTGCCTTTCTTGATTTGCTCTTCGCAAAGCTTGAGCAGCTTGGCGACGGTCATCGGCGGTTCGTAGTTTGTCATGGTTCTTTTACCTCTCTGTCTGCGAATATTATGACGCATTTCGAGGCGGATGTAAACAGTTTTTTAATAATTTATTAATTTAATGATTTATTAATTTATTAAAAAGATATGCGCATACGCATGCGCGTGCGCGCATCTTCGCTATAAGCTAGCGATGATCTTTCTAAGCTCGTCTGTCAATGCGTCGGATACGGCCAGCTCGTTCTGCACGTCGTCGACTACGAAGTCAGCGAGGTCTTTCTTGGTTTCTACGATCTCCCTGACGCGCTCGTCTATCGTATCGTTGCATGCGAGCACGGTGACGAAAGCCGGCCTAGTGTTGGTGATCCTCCAAATACGATCAGTAGACTGCGAGAAGCTCGCGTCTGTGTAAGGCTGATCGATGCAGATCATGTACGATGCGGCGTTCAGCGTGAATCCAGTGCCCATCTTAGCGTGGGTACCGATGAACACTTTGGAATTCGGATCCTCTTGGAATTTCACCATTCTCGTTTGCACGTCCTGATCGCTGAAATCGCCTGTTCCCAGCAGCGGATGCCACTGCTCCAGCATCTTGGCGATCCGGTAGCAAGGCTGCTTGAATACGCTGAAGATCACTACCTTTTCGCCGGCTTCTAGCAGATCGGTGGCGATCTCGACTGCTCGTTCGACTTTGCTGCTTGCGATGTTCTGCGTAGTGAGGATTCCGGGATCCGCCGTCGCTTGCCTGAGTCTGGTAGTTAAGGCCAATAAGTTGTTGGCATTCAAATTAATCTTATCGGCCTCTTCCTTGACGCCGTCCACTATCGCGTCGTAGAACTTGCGATGCTCAGGCGACATCTCCACCACCTCGTAATTGACGTTCTTCGCCGGCATGCCGTCGCGCACTTGGTCCAGCGTCCTTCGGATCATGCAGGAGCTCAGCTCTTCCTTCAATACGTCTAGGTTCTTGTATCCGACGATCTGCTTGTCGCCGAATCCGCCGAACTTGCAGAAGTTGTACTTGAAGTTAGTGAGAGTCGAATGATCGTTCTCGGTCCAAGCCAAAGGCATGTAACAAGACACTGGAGAATTGATTAATAACGTTCCGGTCGCGCCGATCTTGAACTCGGACTTCAGCTTAAGCAGGTTGGATCCCTGTTGGCTGCTCTTAGTGGCGAATCTGTGGATCTCGTCGACCGCTATCATGCCGAATCTGTTCTTCGACTTCCTGAACGCCTCTATGAATTCGTCGCTGCGGAGCGTGGCCGCATTCACCACTACGAAGAATTCCGGAATCAGCTCTTTCAGGATCTTGCACCTGTTCGGTATCGTATCGTAGGACACTTTGCCCTTCTTGCTGATCTTCTCGCCGAGCACCAGGACCGATTCGTTGGAGAACCTCTGGATCTCTCGCTTCCAGTTCTGCCTCAGAGAATCCACGCCGCAGATGATCAGACAGTGATCTATCTTTCCACGGCGTTTGAGCGTTTCCGCCAAGCCGATGATCTCCAGGGTCTTCCCGAGCCCCATGCTGGATAGGTTGAGCCACTTGGTGTGCTCCGGATCCAATCCGTAGTTAATGGCTTCGACCTGATGCGGAAACGGCTTGAACTGAAACGCCTCGATCTCGGCTTGTGTCAATTCGAAACCGCCCTGATTCGAAACCGGCTCGGTCTCGGGGAGCGTGATGAGCCGTATGTCGTCCAGGAACGTCAGCGTATCCAAGGCTTGCGCCAAATCGTTCGCGGGTATCTCCCACGCCTGGATGTTCTTGTGGTAGCAGGCCAGCGGGAGCGACTTGACGGCGTCCACTATCTGCGGGGAGTACGCGAAAGACACGATGAAGCTTGTTTTGCCGGGCATCTTGACCGGTACGGTCTCTCTGACGTATATCACCGCTCGAAATCTCCCTGATTTGGGCTTAGTCCAGCAAACTGACCGATTGCTCGGCGAAGTCGAGAGCCTCGTCTTCTTTGCGGACTTTGTATGTGACGACCGGTTCCACCACGAACGACTTGTTGCAGTTGTCGCAGCAATAATGCGCCTCAGTGGCCGGGGCGGCGTCTTCCTCGTAGTCCTGATAGATGATCTTGCCGAGGGCGTCTCTGATCACGTCGGTCGGGACGCCGATCAAATCGCCCGGCATGAACAGGTCGGCCGGGGTGTACTCGTGTCCGCAGTGCGGGCATCTGATCGTCGGTCATCTCTTCTGCTCTGGATTCGCCATGTTGAAATCTCCTTGATTTGAAATCGCTTCTGTTTCGCGCATACGCATGCATATGCGCACAATAGTGCATAGCTATATATAATAGCTTTATCTATAAGCTTGGGGCTTAAGCTTAGGATTTGAGCTTAAGGCGTAAGCTTAAGCGATAAGCTAGGAATTAATATAGCTAATTCTAGATCTATAACTCTGCGTTTAATAAATCATTAAAACATTAAATCATTAAATTATTAAATCATTAAATTTCCGCAGATCGGCTCGGCCTCGGCCGTATCTTCAGCGACGCTTGCCAAACGGCCGGCGAGCCGGCGAATAAATTTCTACGAAATTTATTAGTGCCTATAATATTATACGGCGCAAGCCGTCCCGTTTTCAGGGCCTTCAGGCGATTTTCGGCGGAAATCCG